GCAATCCCACCTGATCCGCTTTGATCATCAACCCAAGCATAATCTGATCCGTTCCAGCCTAAGATTTGACCGGATGAAGCACCACTAACATATAAATGCGTGTTCACATTAGCGTCGGTATAACCTGCATTACTTACCCAAGCATAATCTGATCCGTTCCAAGAAAGAACATATCCGCTTGTAGGATTAGATTGGTTTAGATGACTGTCTACATCACTATTTGCATAACCTGCCGATTGTGCGGCAAAACTAAGTGTTCCAGACCCATCTGTTTTTAAAACTTGATTTGCAGTTCCATCACTTGTTGGAAAAGTAAAAGCACCTGCAAAACTTGCAAAGTTAGGGTCACCGATTGGTGCGTTTTTAACCAAAGCTCCCATATTGGCATGATATTGGCAATATGAATAGAGATGGTCTGGTGCGTCTTGCTCTAAAGTAACTTGCACATAACTCCCTGCGCTACCTGCTGATCCTACAGTTGTAATTCCTGTGGTGAATTGTGAGCCACTGTTATGCGTACCATTTGACGTTGTACTGAACCTTAAAGGATGCCCACTTACACTTGAGCTACTTGTGTCAAAACGATAAGTTATGCCTTTGGACAAAGAGAGTATTTGCTGAGAAGTGCCATCGAAATGATAACGATTACCACCCCCAACCGACGCAACAGTAACAGTAATTGTTATGTATGCTTTACCATCTGAAGTTATGCTAGTGGCAAAGTTTGCTAAATTTCTGTTTATACTCATATCTCAATCCTAAATTGCATATTGTTGAACTTGAATAATATCCCCTACCGCAGCACCCGAAACCAAAGTAACCGCAGATGCGCTTATAGAATAATCGGTAGTAGGCTTTAATAATATTCCATTCATGTAAACTTCTGATTTATTAATATTATAAGTCCCAGAAAAAGCCGTTTGGTTTGCGGTTGCTGTAAATTCGGTTGTTGAGTAATTAGCAGATGCACCGCCATATTCTACGACCTCTACAACATCTCCAACATTAGCTCCAGAACCAAGCACAACCGCAGAACCAGATGAAGCTGTAAATGAACTTGCATCTAATTTTGCACCATTCATGAATACCAGAATATTTCCAACGGCATAATTTACGCTAAAAGATGTTTGATTAGCTGTTGCAGTAAAAACTGTAAAATTATGTGCGCCGCCAGATAAAGTTAAATCTTCTGAGCTTGGGCTAATAAAAACAATTGCTGACCCTGATAAGTTTAGTAATGAGCCAGTAGAGCTACTACTTAACACTCGAGAAAGAGTTGTGCCGCTATGAGTATAAATACCGCTAGATATTTCAAATGCTGATCCGTCTTCTATTACAAAACGGACTTCATCACCGTTAGAAATACCGCCACTTGCAAAATTTTGAAAACCACTTTGTGCTGCACCGAGGCTTAAAATTCCTGTGCCAGTTGTGGCTGTAGCTACCTTAACCCGATCTGCGAATTTAACCATTATAGCTAACCTTTATCTACAGTAACTTCTTTTGCAGCGTCTTTTTTTTGATTTAAATCAACAGTAATGCCTTTTTCTTTAATTTTTTCTGCATGTTCATCTGGCACTACTGTAAAATTATGATTTGTTTTTTCCGTCATGTTACGCTGGATCCGGTATTCCAATTGTAAACGACGCTAAATTAAAAGTGTTTCCAGAAGTTACACTTTGTGAGGAAGACAAAGATCCTGTGGCTAAAAGCCTGCTGTTTGTGGTGTCGATCACCGCATAATGAGTAGCGGTCCCTGTACCTGTGATGCTTCCATCTGTAATTGCCGCTGCAACGACCTCTCTACCGCCACCAGACCTATCTGTTGGTGCAGCAATAGACAAGGATGTAGAATTTCCTAAAGCGTGTGTAGCGTTTGCTTCAGTATATGTTGTTGATTCCTGAGAAGTAACTACAATTTTATTAGCCTCAGTGTCTAAAGCACTTAATCCAGCATCAAAAACTCTATTTCCTAAACTTGCCATTTTTTTCTCCTATGAATAACTGTTAATTTGCATACGTAGACCAGAGCCACCATATTTAGCCTTGTCATTGTTGCTGTTTATACCACTTATTGCATTTTGATACAATCCTGCCCATGTAGGAAGTCTAGCATCATCAATTAAATACGGGGCAGTGTGGAGCAAAGCCCCATACAAATAAGTGTCTGGGTAATGTGTTAAAATCCAATTCGTTGCAACTGAGTCACTAAGCTTTGCTGTCTTAGCATAGTAATATATTTGGCCAGAGTAATTTGTATCTGGAGTTGGCCATACTTCAAAAGAACCTGAAACCAACGCATAATACTGCGGTCTCCCAGTAGAGTCATTATTTTGGTTTCGTTTCTTTTGCAAAAATAAAGGTGTAGCAAGCTCAAGTGGTCTTTCGTCCACATCTAAATGAAATCTAACATTCTCTAAGAAATCTTCAGGCAAACCAGTATACCTTGTGTCAATACTTGCGTTGGCTCTAATCTCCATACGCCAATGTCTTATTTTTCTATCCATCTCTGATTCAGCAAAGGAAATAAAATCAGGTATTACGCTTGTTAAGTCATCTCTGTTTAACCAATTGGCTATTGATGCTTTCAACTCTGTATAAGTTGTAATGCTCATAGTGTGCCTGCCCTTGTCCTAAACACTTTTTGGTCTCCGTCGTTTAGCCACTTACGCATTGCCTTTGGGTCGTCTGCAATCCCTTGGCGCTTGAGCTCATAGTACACTGTAAGAGGTAACGACGCTACCTTATTAACGTCTCTGTATTTATTTGGCGTCTCTTTGTATTCGTTTTTGTTTCTCTCGACGATTGCGGAGACATCTTGCTTTGTCTCAACGACATACTCACCCTTATCGGTTACATGCCAATATTTGGTTATACCAGTAAGTGGATCTTTATCGAATAATCGCTTCATTTCTTACTCCAAGTAAATGGGGCGACTAATGCCGCCCCAAATGTATTATGATGTTGCTAGGTCAAATGAGCCTGCATGGGCAGCCTCATTGAGAACCTCTAAACCAAATTCGCAGAGAATCATTCGTTTTTCTGCGTCACCGGTTTTAGCAAGTTCTACCTGTTGGATCGGACGCAAGTAAGCTACAGAAGCATACTCTGGGTCTAGCATGAAAGCATCTCGATCTCTTTGAAACCTGTTACAAACCACATTTAACGTTCCGAAATCTGACATGTAAACGTCAGCCGTACCGATAATTGTTGTCGGGCTATCACTTGGAGCCTGATAACGCTGAGCCGCAATACCTGCAAATCCCGATACAACCGTTTTATTGTGCGGCCCTACCATCAAAATGCTTGGGTTGCCGCCTGATGTAAATGCGGCCTGCATTGCAGTTTTAAGCTTTGTTTCGGTAAATGCAGCTTGCGTACCATCTGTACGAGCGTCACTACCGTCACCGGCTGGTGATGCGCCACCTGATCCAAAGTTGTCGTTAGTAGCAATCCAAGCGCCGAGACCTGCGGTTTCGCGTGCGGTTGAACTATTGCCGGCAACCTGCGCGTTGTTATCGGTCAAAACTGCCTCGACATCACGGCGTAATTCCTTGCCGCGCTTAGCCAATTGATAACTTAACTCATCATTTCTGCCGGCTAAATCTTGCGCTGCTAGGTTGTCAGCGACAATAGTTGTACGACGCAAAATGTGCGTATAGTTACCAACTCGAGTGGTTGCAGATGTAGAATCAAAAGATCCTACGTCATCCCCATCAATTTGGGCTGTTTTAGATGTTGCACTCAGAGCGTCGGTCTGCCACTCAAAATAAGTATTGGATACATTTTTTGATCCAACGTTACTTTGAAATGGAACCTCTTCGGGCGATATGCTCGAAATTATGTCTGCTAAACTTTCTCTGATACCTTTGGCATCAAAAGAACTAAATGTATTTGTTACAATAGCCATTATAAATCTCCTATAGTAAGGCTCTTATTGCTTGAGCCGCGTCTTGGACACGACC